GTGAATGCGCGGCCTGTACTTATGTCACCTGTGAATAATGACACTGTTGTCGTGGAGTTTGCTCAATATTTGAGGCTTAAGAACTTCACAGCTAAAACCATTGAACATCGACTCGGGCAGATTGCCCGGTTAGCTAGATGGCTAGAGGAAACACCCCTACTGGAGGCCACCCCCAAGCAGCTTGAGAACTGGCAGAAGTCTCTTAGGGTCTGTCCGTCCAGCATCCAGACCTACACCTCGCATGTTTGCACCTTCTACCAGTGGGCATATCGATGTGGCCGCACTGACGAGTACGTGGCAAAAGACCTGGTGCAACCCAAGATCCAGCGCCGCATGGCCCGACCCATCGCCGAAGAGCACCTTCGAATCGCGTTGGCCGGCGCTCCGGTCGGCTCCGACATTCATGCATGGCTACTGCTAGCCGGATACTGCGGCCTGCGCGCTGGGGAGATCGCGCAGACCTCACGCAACGACTTTCGCCCCGACGAAGCAGGTGGCGCATTCCTGACCGTGCACGGCAAGGGCGGCAAGCAACGCATCGTCCGCGTTGCCCCCGAAGTGATGAAGCGCCTAGCGATCCAGCTGAGCCGCCCCGGCAACATGTTCTGCCGCCCACTGGGCGGGCCAGTCACCCCGAACTACGTTTCCGTCGTCGGCACTGAGTTCCTCGCCAACCTAGGACTGCCGTACACACTGCACACCCTGCGGCACCGATTCGCGACTTCCCTGGCCGACCTCGGCGCCGACCTGCGGGACATACAGGAACTGATGGGCCACGAGAGCCTGGCCACCACCATGCGTTACCTGGCCTATTCCACCCGCCGAGGAGCCACGTCCGTCGATACCCTGGCCTCCCGCCTGTGCCCTGGCGGCGCTGCGGCATCAACAGCGGAACAGCACGGTCACAACTAGGTGACGCATCCGGGTGGACCGGCGAACGGTCACAGCCGATGCGCATATGGTCGCAGCTATGTCTGTGCGCCGGTCCCCCTGGATGAACGAACGCGCCCAGCTGCTCGTGCAGTACCTCGCCGAGCAGCACGCGTTGATCATGACCGAAGAGATGGCACGCGAGCACATATCCGGCAAACTTGACCTGACCGCTGAACTCATGGGCATCGGACGGCAATCCGCCAAGATGTACGTCGATGAGGACTACGTGCGCCGGATGGCTGACAGCTTCGCCGGGGCGGTTCGCGACCTACAAGCCAGATCCCCGCGCCGAGGACTCAAAGCGGTACCCGGTGCAGCCGAACAATAGGGGCCCCCTGGTGGTGGCCATAGTTGTTGCCCAGCCCCGAACGTAGCAGCCAGAGAGTCTGTCATCTTTAGCCCACATCTGGGCATTCGGCTAGACCACAACCTATTTACCTACTACGGTTGTAGCCGGTGATTAAGTGATCTGTCTCACTTAGTGTTGCGTGTACCCCAGACGGGGGACTGGGAAGGGGTAAGCCGTGGCTCCGGTGTTGTCGATGAGCTTTGAGAATGTGCGCGCGGGCGCGAACAAACTCGATGACGTCAAGAAAGCGATCGCCGCGATCGCGGTGCCCGATGTCACGGCCGCCGTCAGCGGGCTTACGGGTTTGTCGTGTGCTGGCGAGTTGGTACCGGCTCATGATGCAATGAAATCGTCGCTGAACGTTGCGGGAGGCCGCTACGAGACGATGGGGACGCTGATTCGTAACGTGGCCAACATTTTTGAGCGTGAGTCGTCCTCGCTGGACCCGAAGGCGATCCCTGAGATTCTTTCGACGCGGGCCAGCAACGCGCTGGTGTCGGTCGGCGAACTGAACACCACGAGATAGCCGAGGCTGCATCGTGGGACGACCGCAAAAGGATGATGTCTACAAGCTCGATTTGTCTCCGTTGCGGGTGCTGCCCGCGCAGATCCGTGCGGGGGGGCAGCAAGCTCGAACAGGAAGCGGGCAATGGCAGTGGCGTCGTGCATGGTCTGGATTGGAAGGGTGAGGCCAAAAACGGTGCCGGGGACCGTATCGACCGCGAGGAACGCCAGATCCGCAAACTTGTCGATTCCGGCCATGAGGCATACGCCAAGGCGTTGGAGGACGGCGAGAGGGCCATGGAGCCGATACGCGCCACCCTCACCAAGGACGGTCACGCTCTGGAGAACGACACCTACGACGTGTCGCAGAACTGGGACGTGAAAGACAAGTATGACTATGAGGCCGGTCGTACGGCGATGATCCGGCAAGGCGCATCCGAGCAGGCCGCCACTGACCGGATGAACCGGCTCATGAAGGATCGCGAGAACCACGCGGCCACCGAACAGGTCAGGTTGCAGCGCCTGGCCGATGAGCTGGGCGTGGCCAGCGACAACATGAAAAACGCTGTCGCTGCGGCGCGCGCCGAGATGGACGCGTTAGCACCCATCACAGCCGGTTTGACTGGAGCCCAAGGTAAATCGGACTGGGACAAGGTTTTCCCCGAGGTGTCAGCGTTCATGCAGGCCAACCCCGACCCCGAAGCCCTCAAGCGTTTGGTCGCGGCTACATCGTTGTCGAAAGAGGATCTGGCAGCCCTAGCACGCGGGGAGAAAATACAGATCCCGGCCGGGCAGATGGCTTACCTCTATCAGATGTCTAAATCACTCGACGGGTTAAGTCCTGCACAGCTCGCCAACCTGCAAAACCTGCTGCCCGCCGAGATGAAAGACAAGCTGGCGCCGGTGATGCAAAACGCCCTCTCGCAAGGGCTCAAGATCGTGTCCAATCCGAATGTACAAGTCGCCGGGGCCGATCAGATCAAGAGCTACGCCAAGGGCGCCACCCCCGAAACGCGGGGCACGTTCGTGCCGGTGGCCGGTAGCCAAGCCAACCTCCCCTCGGAAATCGCCAAGGAATTGGGGCGTACTGATCGGGTCACGGTCACCGATGCGCACACGTTCAGCGACGGACTGACCAAGCCGGGCACGGTGGAACTCAAAGGTGTTGGCGCGATGCAAGATATCGCCAAGATTTTCGGTCACGGCGAGGCCGGATATTCCAACGGTAGCGAGGCCACCCGTTCGATGCTTGCCGCCGCGTCCCAATATTCCAACGCCGATATCGATCAGCGCGCCACCGTGGCCGCTCAAACCGACCCGCTACATTTCAACGCCCCCAACGTGTTCAGCGACGAGTACGGGCACCCCAACGGGTCCACCCCGACCCCGCACGTCAACGGTGCGCTGGCCGATATCGTGCAAGCCGCGTCCTCCGATCATGTCGGGATCCGGGATTTAGCCACCGCCTCTGATGGCGATAAGTTCCTACGCGGCCTGCTGCAAGAGAACTGGGGACCGGAAAATTCGGGCAAGGTCGGTCAGGCATTCGGCTGGATGGATGATGATCCACATAACCCGGTGAACTCCAGTACCGCCAACGCAGTGGCGCACTACCTCGGCGACGGCGATACCAAGAACGCGTTGCAGCACATACCCGGTACCGATGGACAAACATTCGGGTCCACCAACCCGCTGTTGGCACGGGCGGTCACCGAAGGACTGTCACCGTATCTGGCTGAACTATCCGGGGCCGACGGCCACGTGATCAACGGTGTTGAGGCGTTCGGCAATCAGCGAGAAATGGCGAACATGTTTTCAGTGCTCGACCAGGACCATGTTTCGGGTGTGGGGATCAACAACGCCGCACTGGCTCAGCAGCAGGGGTTGTTGTTCGATGCCGCCAAGTCCGGTCCCGATCACTACCAGAGTGTCGAGTACGCCGAGCGCATCCAATCGGCCATGAATGCCGGGGCCGTCGATGCACGCGACTACGACCAAGCTCACCAGCAGTACGCCGCCCTGCAAAACGATCTGAGCAAGTCTCCCGAGCTGGACCTGAAAAAACTCGCCGAAACGGCTGTGCCGATCATCAAACCAGTCGGTGAAGTGACTGACTTCCTGGACAAACTCACCCCCAGCCCCGCACTGAAAACCGACCCCACAACCATTCACGGCGACGACTACCTCACCCGGCAACTCGAATCAGGGAACTTCAACAACTCCACCGTCAAAAACATCACCGCCCTACAAGGACTCATCGCCGCAAACCCCACACTCGCCAACGACCCAGTGCTACAAGAGCGGTATTTCACAGGCGGCCAGATCGATCCGCAAAAAGTCCACCTCTACAGCGAGCTGTTCGATACGGACTTCAACCGGATTGCAGAGAACAAGGGGTCCGGCTATGACAGTGGATCGTGGAACCGTAATGTCAACGAGGGCAAAGACATCAACTGGAGATAACCCCGTGAAAACCCCTCTAGCCCTTACTTTCTTCATGACAGCGCTGGCCGCGTGTAGTCCTGCCCATCAACCGACACCCAGCGCAACTACCACGACGGCGAGTGCGCGGCCCACGGGTGCCGATCTCGACAAAACCACGGCACGCTGGATCGACAACCACCTCATCGATCTAATGTCCCCCGAAGGTACCTTTCTGCGTGCCACCGTCGAGTCAGCCCGTATCGTGGAGTCTAGTCCACGACAAGGCTATTCAGGCCTAGATGAGGGCTACCCCGGCTACCGCCACGCATTCAACGCCTCATTTCCCGCCGAGCAAATGGCAGGCGGAGGCGGAACATGGGTAGGTACACGCTTCTACGAAGTGATCGATGCCCGCAAGGACGGCGACCGCTACACATTCACCTACTGCGACTACGGATCGCTGGTCGCCCGCAAGGAGTCAGACGGCCAGTACTCCAGCACCGGCAGCGACCCAAGTTGGGGAGACTGGGACGTGACGTTCGGACCTGACCCGAAACTTCATGCCTCCCAGCAGGTTGCGCCGAAAGCGCGGCAGCGCGGTCCGGGTGCTAAACCCGCCGACAACGTGTTTGGCACATGGGTGATGTTCAAGCGAGACACTGTCTTCCATCCGCAGTGCAAGAAGCTTGCGCCCGGCACACCGACTAACTGGCCGAATCCGTATGTGCGTGCCGATCCCCCGCCGACGTTGCCGCCCGATCCGGGGTGGCCTGATGCGGGGAGCGCATAGCCATGGTTGATACTTCAGATTTGTCTCCGGAGGTGTTGCACGCCTTAAAAACTGGCGAGCTGCCACCAGATCCCAATGCAACAGCCGCTGAAGCAGCCCAAGAAGCCCATGCATCTGATGCCGAGCGCCTGCGCGCGAAGTATCACCGGATGGTGGATGAGAAGATCGCCGATTGGGTTGCTGCCCAAGAGGACAGCGGTATCGGCGCACTGGCCGATTATTGCGGCCCAGCCGTTCCCGCTGGCGTGCGCGAGCAGATTGAAGCTGACTGCAACCGGCAGATCCAGTACGAGTGGCGCCAGTTTCTGCAACGCCAAGAAGTAGACGACGAGGATTGGTGAGAGATGAGCATGAATCCGCCGCTGGACGCCGCCAGAGTTAACTTCTCAGCTGTTCTGTTGGACAGTGCCGCAAGACATATTGAACACATCGTGGAAGACGAACGTTTCATGGAATCTCGCGGGAAAGCCACACTGCCGGACGGGGAATCGGACGGCTTGGATACTGCTGCCCAGTGCATTCGTTGGCTCACCGAAGAATTCCGACGCAGCGCTGTCAGGCTGGTAGCGATGGACGAGGCCCTTGCCGGGCGCTTCACCGGAGAGCCGCAAGTACCGGACACACCGGCTGCGTTCGCAGCATCAATCAGCCGCCCGGACCCGCCCGAGTTTCCCACAGCTCCCATCCCTGTCGCCGCCACTCATGACCGAATGGAGATAGTTCGCGAACGCCTTAACGAGGCACGCAGCGTGCTGGCAAAAGGCCAAGGCAACTTGACAAATGCAGCGCTGGAAAGGGTTCAATTCCTCCACTTCTGGTGTAGCGGTGGCGACTCTCGGGGCAGTGAAGAAGCCTCCCCATCACCGTAGCTCAGCCACGGGCGACCCCCCGCTCGTTTACACCTCGTCGCGTAGTTCCAGGGGTAGGGCGGGTGGGGCTTGGCCTGGAGCGTGGTGTATCGCCCATGCCATCCATTCGCGGATGTGCCGCACGGCTGCCCTGAGCTTGGTGCGGAAGGTGTCTCGCTCCAATTCGACGGCGCGTAGCCGGGTTTCGAGTTCGCGGACTTTGCGTGATGTGAATGCCTGCCATGCGGTCAGGATCGCGGCGATAGCGACACCGACGGCTTGGATGGTCTCTGGTGTCACCGGGCCGCCACATCCGAATCGTCCGAGCCGCCCGCGCCGCTGGCGCGCATGTCTTGGGCGAGCTTGACACCGGCGAGGCCGGGGCCGATGAGACCGGCGCCTGAGATGATCCACTGTAGGCCGCTGGCGGCGTCCATCTTGCCTAGCGCGACGAGCGTGACGGTGCCGCCGAGCACGGATAGGAACATGACTGCGTAGACGATTAGGCGTGTGGTGTCGTTCTGGGGTACGGGATTGGGCATTGCGTTCTTTCCTCTCTGATTGTGGAGCGTTTGGTTTAGGCGCGTGCGGGAGTGCGTGTGGCCCAGTCGTTTACGTGCTGCACGGCGAGATCGAAGTAGGTCATGCCGGGCCAGATCTCGGCGAACTCGTAGGTGATGTGCGGCGCGGTCGGGGGTTGGGCGAGCGCGAATCCGATGCCCTGATTTGCAGCGGCCACAGCTGCGGCTGTCTTGTCGTTGTTCACGGGCAGCATCGGTAGCAGGGAGGCGAATATGCCGAGGATCGCCGAGGTGATGGTGCGCGGGATCGACAGTGGCCAGTTGACCGAATCTGCCACGATTTGCAGAAGCATCGGCAGCATGTCGAAGATCAGGCGCAGCGGGTCGTGCAGCTGTTGGGTCATCACGATCGCGTACGCGTCGCGGCATACCTTGACCACCAACGGGTTTCCGAGGACATTGGCGTAGAGGTCGCCGACTTGTGCGAGGTCGGCCCATTGCCAGCCGAACATGCCTTCGGGCAGCCGGATATCGGAGATGCCTTCGCCGCCAGGATCTTCGCCCAGGTAGAAGGTGTGGCCGCGCGAGCGGGCCGGATTGCCGAACGTGACACCGAACAGGAAGTTAGCGCGGTAGCGCTCCAGTCGCCCTCCTGGCATGAACTCGCGCGCGAATACCACCGCGCCGATCGCGCCGAGGCTGTAGGCCGCGACACCGAATGTGCGGGTGGGGTTGTTGCGCACCCATGTGACGGCCCATTCGACCATGGCGTGCACGCACTCGAAACCGCTGGGCGCCAGAGGGTCTGTGGCGGCGCCGACCGGCGCGGCCCCCATGGTGGCGGGGGCATCGACGTCGATCTCTTCGACCAACGTCGAGCATGCCTGCGCCACGCGGGAGGTGTAGTCCAGGCCCCATTCGCCGCCCGTGCCCCGGAAGCACAGCAGCGCGTGGCGGGTCATGCCCGGTTCTCCAGCTGCGCCAGGCGCTTGCCCACAGAGGCCAGGAAATCGACCACCGTCTTGTTGTCCAGCTGCGGGTATCCGGGGTACTCGCCCAGTTCGGGTGAGCCGGTCAGCTGCGCCTTGATGTCGCGCAAATACGAGAAAAGGTCGCCGGGTACCGGCTCGGGCTGCGGGGACGGCTCGTTGGGATTGAGCAGGGCGCGCAGCTGTTCGATGCTGCCCCGGAATGCGTTAGCGTCCACGATCTTGCCCGCCACTTGGGCTTGACTGGTGAATTGCAGAATGTCAGGAGCCTTGCCGCCGAACGCGTTCCAGAATGACGAGGTGTCTCCGGGGTAGAGCACCGAGGCGTACCCGGTGCCGGTCACGTAGCTGGACTGGATCAGGCCGGGAACCCCGGACAGGTCCGGGGAGCCGACGCGCTGCCAGTACCACCGCGGAATGTAGGACAGGGCCACATGCACGCCCCGTGATTCGATGGCTTCCTTTACAGCCCAATAGTTTTCGATCCCGCCCGAACCGTCCTCGAAATCGAGCATGGCCGGGATGGACTTGTCGCCCAGCTGCGCGACGAACGTGTCGGCCTGCGCATCGGCGTTACCTTCGCGCACGTAGTGATACCCGGCCAGCAGCACACCGGCCTTGCGGCACCAGTCACGGGTACGTGGCCAGAAGGTATCGCGGAAGGTTGCGCCTTCGGACACTTTGGCCCACACGAATTGGAAACCTTCGGCTTTCACGCGGTCGATGTCCACGACGCCGTTGTTATTGCTGATGTCGATTCCGAAAATGGTCACGGGCTTGCCTCCTGGTGGTTGGTTCGGTTCGGTGGGATTTGGCCGGCCAGGCTCGCCCGCGTCGGCGAGTAGCGGCATGGGGTCTTGCTTTCGGGCGGGGTTGTACTCGCGCGGCATGTACGACAGGTGCAGGTGCGGGGCAACGCCGCCATTGGTCGCCGAGTCGGGGTTGATACGTCCGATGCGCTGCCCTGCTGCGACTTTCGCCCCGGCCCCGACTTCGCGCACGATGTGCCCGTACTCGAAAACGCCGCCGCCCTGGTCGTCGGTGGAGTCGATGACGAGCCAGCCCGCAGGATCGGGACCGCCGTAACCGGAGGCGGCACCGGCATAGATCACGGTGCCTGCCTGCACGGCGTAGACGGGACGGCCACCGGAGCCACCGGGGAAACCGAGGTCAGCTCCGGTGTGCATGCCGCCGTCGCGCGGCCCGAACGGTGAGGTAGTGATGCGGCCAGCATCCAGCGGCCAGTACCTCACGGCAGCCGCCCGAGCAGATCAGCCAGCGTGGATCGCGCCGCGTCTAGTTCCTTGGCGGCAAAAGGGGCCAGGTCGGCCAGTACGCGATCGCGCAGCCGGTCATAGAAGCGATCGGCGGTGTAGTCGATGAGCGAATCAACCGGGTGCCGTAGCCATTTCATCGGGTGTACTTCCTCTCGATGTGTGGGTCGATCTCTTGGGCGTAGGACGAAAGTCGGTCCGATGCCCACCAGCCGAGCCGAAAGCCCGCGAGCGCGACAGCGAGGTAGAACAGGGCATGCGCGCGCAGCTGGCCGGACATCACAGCGACTCGATTGCGTCTAGCGCCTCGGCATGCGTGGTGCCGGGCGGGAACTCGTGCAGCCGGTCCAACGTGACGGCACAGGCGTTTTCATCGACTGCGATCACCACGGTGGGCCGCTGGGTGTACACGTACGGTGCGCCGCGCGTGATCTCGTCTACGTGCCGGTCGTGACGTTCCTCGGGGGTGTCGATGTCAATGACGACGTATGAGCCGTCAGCCAACCGGTAGTGCTTGCAGCCCTCGGGCCACAGGCTCATATCCGTTTGCAGTTCAACAGCTTTCATGGCCCTATCCCGTCTTGTAGATGATGAATGCGACGCCGTTCGGTGCGGTTCCGGGCTGGCCTGCGACTTGGCTAGAGCCCACGGTGCCGCCGCCGACTGCCGCGCCGCCGCCCCCGGAGCCACCGCCCGGATAGCCGCCGTTGCCGCCCTTACCGCCTGTCTTGGCACCGATCGCGGTCGATCCGTTGCCGCCTCCACCCCCGCCGCCGCCACCGCCTGCCTTGGTCGGGCCGGTGAGCGACGCTGGACTGCCGTCTCCGCCAGCGGTGGCGGTGCCTGAGCCGCCTGTCTTGCCCGCCCCGCCTACACCCCCGCTAGCTAGCGGGGTGCTGCCGCCCGGTCGCCCAGCACTGCCCGCCGAACCGGTGGCCTGACCACCAGCGCCGCCCTTACCTGGTGTGGATGCTGCCGGGGTGAATCCGGCCAGCGTTGATATGCCAGATCCGTTCGGCGATGACGACACCAGCGAGCCGATTGAGGTAATACCGCCGTTCGTCCCATTGGTCGTTGCACCCGTGCCAACGGTCACCGAAAGCGACGCCGGTACGTCTGCCGGTGCGATCTGTTGGGCGATGTAGCCGCCCGATGAGCCCTCGGTGCCGCCGAGCCGCACGTCGGCGTTGGTCGCCGAGGTGGTGCCTGGCATGGCCTTACCGCCGCCGCCGATGCAGATCCCGTACCACTCCAGGAGATTGGCGGGCTTGGTCCAGGTGCCATTTGAGGTGAACGTGTCCACGGTGTAGCCGCCGACGACAGCTTGCTTGATGGCCGCGATGGTCTGCTGTACCTCGATGGTTGTGCCAGCAGCGTCCGTGCCGCCGAACCACTGGTTGTACATGTTTTTGAAGCCATCGACTACGTTGCCTAATGCGTTGTTGGCGTTGGTGTTTGCCGTGGCCGCGTTCGTATTCGCCGTCTGCGCAGTGCTTTTGACGCCAAGAAGCGCGTTGACGAAATCGACTGCCGGGTTATTGCTGCCGCCGAGGTATTGGTCGAAAACCTGCTGGAGTTTGGATCGGGCGTCGTTGGCTGCCAGGTTGGCATCACTGGCTGCCGCCGCTGCGCCGTTGGCTGTCGATTGCGCCGATGCTGCGTTGTTGTTGGCTGTGGTGGCGTTGGCGTCCGCCGTGTTCGCGGTCGTCAGGACGCCCTTGACGGAATTGAACAGATCGGTGATGAATGAGTCACCTGGCGCGGGTGCTGAACCACCTTGCGCGCCCGTGCGGATTGCATCGAGCGCGTTGCGAATGAATGAGCCCGCGTCGTTCGGGTCGGTGTCTGGGTTGCCCGTGACCAGTTCAAAGAAGTCGCCCAGGACGGGAATGTCTTCGACCTTGTCTTGCAGGCCCTGCCAGCCAGCCTCGATTTCGGCGAGCGTCGGGATGCCGCCGCCCTCTTGGCCTGCCACCAATTGCAGCAGGCGGCGTATGGGGGTAAACAGCTCTTGGACGGCCAACAAGGTTTCGTCGTCACCGGTATAGGTACCTAAGAGCGCCTCCAGTAGCGTGACGAACTGGCCGATGACGGGCAGTTCCTCGATGAACTTCAGTAGCAGTGCGGGCAAGTCCTCTGGACCGTCGATGTCGTTCGGGTCGGCCTGTGCTACATGGGAATTGAATCCAGCCCAGATGGCGGCGATGATTCCGAACGGCGATAGGTCGTTCATGATGTTGCCGCCGGTCGAGGAGTTGAATATGGCGGGCATGCGCTCACCGGCGCGGGCACGCATAGCCTGCTGTGTCAGGTTTTGCAGTCTGTCGGCCAGGGTGCCGACCGTCAGCGCGCCTACGGGAAGATTGGGCACGCCACCAGGGGTGGTCACCGGGCATCCCCGATGCGCTCAACCGATTTCGCCAGCACAAAGCATGTGAAGGTGACCAGCTGCTCGCCGTCGCCCCAGTCTTCCGTCGTAGGCCCACTCTCGGCGAGGTAGTACGGAACCGTCTCACCGTCGATTTCGATGGTGCCGCGTCCGTAGTCGATCACCACGCAATCCGCCTGACCCTTCCGAGGCGTTTCCAGCCCGTTGGTCATCGCTGCACCGCCCGAGCTGCTTTCGCGATCCGCTTGGGGCACTTGGGGGCGGTGGCGATCATCTCCACCACCGGTGCGGCCTCGGTGTGCTGCGGCGGCTCGGGGAGCTTGACGGACTGCTGGCGCACCCCATCGGTGATCCATGCCGGGGCGTGTACCGCCGAGGGATCGACATGTTTGGTCTGCCGGATGCCCAGGGCCACCATCTGTGCGGCCAGGTCGCCCACCCACGGCTGTAGCGTGTGCAAGGGCATTTCGGTAGCGGTCAGCAGCGCCGAGGCCAGCGCGCCGCCGACCGCTTTGGTCTGGCCGTCGATATCATCGACCGCGGGGACCTTCTTAGGGATCACCGACTCGTCAATAACCTTGTCGGCCAGCGCCTTAGCGTCTTGGGCCAACAGCGGTTCAGTTTCGTTGCTCACCAGAGTCCTATCTGTTGTAGTCCGCTAAATGCCTTGGAAACCAGCTCAGCCATGCGTTCGATGGCATCCATTTCGGCGCGGGTGTCGCCGAACACGGCGGTGATGTCCAATCCCTTGCCGTCGCCCCAGGGGATGTCCAGCTCCCGGCAGCGCCTCACGAATACCCTGGGCATTAGGTACTTCTGCGTTCCGCCGACACGGTCGCCGAGCCACCAATGCCCAAACCCGTTGTCCCCGATCAGCCACGGTGCGGCGTTCGCCACGGTCAACGTGAATGAGGTGTCAGGGTCGGTTTCCCGGCGACGGCGGCGTAGGTCCATCACCGATGCTGCCGTAAATGCCTGTGTCACATTGGTTGACGTGGTTTCCAGGTAGTGGCCCCAGCCCTGTTTTGCCACGCGCAGCAGCAGCGGCACCGACATGTTGGCCAGGATGGAATCTTTGTAGATGGGGTTCAGGAAGCTATCGAGTGCTCCGCCGAGCGACCCGACTGTCACGTCCTTGCCGATGCCCGCACTGATCGCCGCTGAGATGTTGTCTCCGAGCACATCGCCGCCGTACTGGATGGCGGCACTGATCAGTTCGTTGACGCCGGGCATGGACTGCCCGCCGACAGTGATACGACCGGCGCCGCCTGGCGAGCGTGAGAATGCCGAGGTTTGAATGCCGGTGATATCGCCATCGCGGTACACCACGTAGGGGTGCGACGGCAGGGTGCCGAGCACACCGGGTAGCCGGTATCCGGTCTCGTCGATCGTCTCGCCGGTGAACAGGTCGTAACTGTCCTCGACGTGGTTGGAGGTCACGCCCGCGATGGTGCGTGTTAGGCCGGTGAACAGGTTGCCACCGAGGGAGGTTCCCTCACGGAAGCCTGACTTGTTCGCGATGCCGACGAACAGCGTGCCGTTGCGTATCCAGTCGGTGCCCGCGCCCGGCCAGGGTTCGGGGTCGCCGGTGAACCAGCGCCGCAGATCCCATTGCAATTCAGCGTCTTCCAGGATGGGTGCGGCGACATCGAAAATGTTGGTTCTGATGCTGCCGACCACCAGGGCCAGCGGTGCGACGGAATCGCCGATCTTGCGGGGCTTGACGATGATTTGCGACTGCTGCCAAAGGTCCAGCGGATTGGCCGGCCAATTTTCCGGGTCCAGCAGATCCTCGAAAAACGAAAGGTTGATGTTGGTGAGCTGCAACCGAAGCAGGTTCGCGGCCAGCGTCAGCAAGATTCCGTGATCAGCCTGGGCAAGCAGCATCCACGCCTTAGGCTGCTGGATTAGTGACAACGGTAGGAACGGATTGCCCGCTGTGTGAACGAATTTCAGCTCTTCGATGTCGTCCAGGAACTCGATGACAACCTCATCGCCCTTGTCACCGCGCACCACGGTCACGCCGTTCTTGGACTTCATGCGTCCGCAGATCCGCGCACCCATCGTCTCGACGCGCACGTGAATGTTGCTGGTGCCTCGGGCCTCTTCGTCTAGCGCCCAGAATGCGGCCCAGGTGCCGCGCCGGTCCTCCAAATCGATCGGCAGCCGTAGCGTGATCGTGCCGGTCTCATTGACGACCTGGTGAATGTTCCCCGCGATCTCGCCGTACACGGTGCCGCGATAAACCCAGTCGCCGTCATAGAGTTTGATGATGGGCCGGTCGTAGGCCCGTTCGATCCGGTAGTCGCGGATCTCCCTGGCCCAGAGGGCGAAATCGTCGTGGTCAGTGCCGGTGAACGGTTCGGCGAAGGTGGCGGCGGTCATTCGTTCACCTCCCCTGTACCGTCCGTGTCGCGGTAGATCACGAACGGATGCCGTGGGACTGTGCCCAGCAGCCAGGTCGGCACGTCGTATTCAGGTTCGTCGGCTTGGTTCATCACGCCTCCAACCCGCTTTCGGCCGACCAGAATCGGCGTTGCCGCAGTGTGACTTTGGCGCCCGATGGTCCCCGGCACACGACCGGCATTTGCACCGGGTCATCGGCGGTGCCGGTGTAGGGCGGCACTGCGTAGATCGGTTCTACGCCGTTGAATAGCCCTGCGGCGTTGGACAAGTCCGCATTGAGGTAGGTGTCCATGAACGGATCGGACATCACCGAAAGCATTTGCGTCAGTTCGGGAGTGACGATCATGCGGGCGGCATCAGCGCCTACGGGCCGGTTCCACTGGCGTTCTTGACCGAATCCGAAATCTGGGAATTGCCACTGTGTGGCGGGGTCCAGTTCCCATTCGGGCCACAGTTTTTGATCGGTGGGGTTCCACACGTCGAACCACGCGGTGTTGGGGTTGGCGACCACACGGGCGATGTGGATGCCTGCTGTGGATTTTCCGGTGAACAGGGCGACCAAGAATCCGTTGAGAGGGCCGGTCATAAATGACAGCGCGTACCCAAAGAAGGTGGCAGTGACCGTGACACCACCGGTGCCGATATTGGAGAGCTGTTCGATGGCTTGCCGGAGCGTGGCCGCTGATGAGATGAATGATATTGGGGCGGTGGTCTGCCCGCCGATGGTGATGGTGTAGGACAGGGTGCCCAAGGTGATGGAAAACGACAACGGTGCCAGCGATGTGCCATCCACCGTGAGCATTCCGGGGCACGTGGGTGGCGTGCGCACGGTCCAGCGTCCGGGATCGCCTGTCACGGTGACGTTTCCTACACCGATCGTCGGCAGGGCCTCCAGCGCGGCCTGCACGGTCGCGGCGTCCGCGTCGTACGCAATAGGCGCCGTCAGCTCCGCTGAGCCGAGGGGGCCATAGCCGAGTGTGAACGTGCCTGATGTCGCCGCCAGGTAGACGGTGAAGTTTCCGGGATTGGTCCAGTCGGAGACGGTTTCGGCGCTCTCGAACATCGGGTTGACCGCGATCGCGGAGACCACCGCGTGATAGGCGTTGTCAATGGCGGCGTCATACCCGTCCTCGGTGGTATAGGCGATCTCCTTGGCCAGCCGGATCGTCAGCGAGCGCCGCCCGGACGGGCCGTCGTAGTGATAGCGCACCCGCTTGAGGTTCCCCGGTGTACCCCAAAGCTTTTGGAATCGCGGTCGGCTCGCGGGTGTCAGGTGGAACGGCAACACCATCTCGCGGATTGGGACCGTATCGCCCACGATCCGCCCGCCAGGCTGAAAGGCGCCTGACATCGTGCGCACGCTGAACCGGGTGTCGTACAGACCGTCCGGCCCGGTGTCCAAGATGATGTCATCGGTCAGGTATCCGCGCGTGGGCGCTGAGACCACGACCGAATCACCGGTGGAGGAGGCGAGCGTGATTGTTGCAACGGGCATTAGTACCTCGACAGTTTCGCTGCGGCGCGTTCGCGCTCTTGACGTTGCGCGCGAATGAAGGCGTCTTCGGTGTCGCGCGCCTGAATGTTGTAAGTGACTGGCGCAATGGGTGTTTGTGCGCCGCCCTGGCCCTTGACCATGGCCATCGCGACGTTGATGCCGTCGCGGGCAGTGCGCCAATAGTCCTGTGTCAGGATCGGTTCAGGGCCACCGGATCGGTTCTCTACCGAGTGCACACCCTGCGGCAGCCAGCCACCCGAGTCATACAGGCGTGTGCGCCGATGCTCGTCGTCTAGGACAGGTCCAGGCGCTGCGCCGCCACCGGTGTGCGCGACCCCGCCCCCACCGCTGGGGCGATCCGATACCGAGATGCCGCCGATGAGCTTGCTGACTCCTTGCAGCCACCCCGGAGAGTCCGGTATCCCGAACACTCCCATCAGTGAGCCCACCTGCCCACTGACAGCGGTCCCTGCGGCCTTGGCGAACGGGTTATCGAGTCCGTCGAGTCCGAAACTGGACCATCCAGTGATCGAAGACGGCACACTCAGCGCCGCCGAGGACTGCCCCGACGATGCCGGTTCGGGGCGGGCGCTGGCACCACCGGCACCCAGGCCCAGGCCCGCCAGATCGATACCAGATCCCGCACCGGCGCCCGCCTGGGGCAGTACCGCGCCAGGTGCACCTTGGACGCCCGCAGCACCGGCCAGCGGCCCGGACGGTGCGGGTATGGGGGCGGCGCCAGCGCCCCGGCCCTTGCCCAGGATCACATGCAGGTGATCCATGTGGTTCTGCGTCGGGCTGCCCCGGTCGCCCATGGCCTTGCCAGCGGTCAGCGCGCCGCCGTAGCCGTAGCTGGTTTGGCGCCAGATGATGCCATCGACTTGCAGCGCGGGGCCGTTGCTTTGCAGCATGGCCAGCACGGCATCCCCCAGGGCCTTGCCTGCGGGTGTGTTGTAGTTGTCGAGCATGATGTCGATGGCGTTGCCCGTGGAGTGCTCGCCGTAGCCGTCCTCGCCGCGCCGCCCGCCGATACGGGTGATCTGCGGCCAGGTCTTCATCACGAGCGTGCGCAGGAAGTCCGCGCCGGGGTTCAGGCCCTCGGTGGTGCCTTGCGACCGGCCACCGCCGACCTTGCCGCCGTTCTCGTATCCGGGCAGCCTCCCCGTAGCGTTCATGTAGTCCAGGACGCCGGGGTGATCGCGCTCTATGGACTCTTGTGAGGATGCTTGGACGACGAATTCCTTGCCGTGCACGACACCGGCGATCTGCTTGATCGGGACATCGCCGGTGTAGCCGCCCAAGTCGAAGCTTCCGCGCGCCGGTGCGGGGATCATCGCCAAGGAGGCCAGTCCCGGCGCCCCGGCTGCTGTCAACGCGGTCAGCTTGGCTAGGGACTGCTGAGCTTGGGTCATGTCGGCGTACACCGGGACCGTCACCGGCTGCGTCTGGGCGCTGCGCCGCCAGGCGTCCAATATCTGTTGTCCCTGTTGGGTATCGGCCGTGATTTCGACGGTCTTGTCGGGCAACTCTTTGACCTGCACACCCAGGGCGGCAAGGCGTTCGCGGATCTGCGGTGTGTTCTCGGAGATCTTGATCGTCTTGCCGTCAGGCAGCGATGCCGTGGCGGTGCCGAGTGCGGTCATCAGTCGTGCGGCATCGCTGGCGCCTTGGAATCCGCCGCGCAGGCTGTCGCGCAAGGTGTCGATCTTGGCGGCGCCCGAGACCATGGCATCGCCCGCCGATCGCACGCTGTCGTCAATGGCGAAGAACTTCTCGGCAAGGTCACGTTCCTTGGCCGCGGCCTCGGTGCGGCCAAAGAATTCATCAACGGCGGCAGCAGCTTTGAACAATCCGCCGAGTGTGTCGGTGATCGGGTCGAGCAGCATGGCAAAGCCCTTGACGGCATACCCGGCGCCGATGAGCGCGAATTTGCCCATCGCCAGGAATCCATCGGAGGCCTCGCCCAGGAAGTCGATGATCTCGGCCTGATGGGCCACAACCCAATCCGACATGCTGCCCAAGCCATCGTTGACGACGCTGAACAGTCCCGAGGCCAGCGGTTCTAGCGCCACCGCTGCGGTGTTCTTGAATGTCTGCCACTTCTGCTCGAAATCGTCTGTGTCCGCTGCGGTGTCGTTGATCGACGCACCGGTGGTGTCCAACGCCTGCTGTAGCGATTGCAGATCCAGCGCACCGGACTTGATGGCGTCAAAGAACCCGATACCGCCCTTGGCGCCAAAGATCTTGTTCGTCAGGTTCAGCGCGTCGGCATCGCGGCCCGCCTCGGTAAGGCCCTTGATTTGGGTAACGGTCTGGCGCAACGCTTCTTGGCCGGTGACGCCTTGGGTCTTGGCCATGGTCGCCAGGCCCTTGGTCAGGGACGCGATGGACTTGTCGGCGTCAAGTCCGGCTTGCTCGAATGTTCCGATCAGCGCCGCAGATTGACCGAAGTTGAATCCGAACTGGCGTAGCGCCGGTCCGCCCTTGGTGACGGTGGCCACCAACTCGTTGACCGGGATGCCTGTCTTCTGGAACGCGCCGAATAGTGAATCCAGCGTCGCCTGTTGGTCGCTGGCGTCCACGCCGAACGAACGGAACGCCCGCCCCAGCCCGCGCACGTCGATTGCTTCGCCGGTGAGCCGTCCCAGGTTGGCCACGCTCTTGCTCACCGAGTCCAGCTGCGGGCCGGTCAGGTGCAGGCTGCGGCTGACCTCCCCGACGACGGTGCCGATCTCGCCGATAGACAGTGGCACGCTGCGCGAGAGCCCGCGCACGGACTGCTGCAACGCGTCCAGCTGCGGGCCGCTGGCGCCGGTCTTGATTTGCAGGCTGTCGAAGGTCTCATCGAAGGTGCCGCCGAGGTCGTAGAGCGTCTTTCCCAGCGCCACCGCTCCCACAGCGGCGGCGGTGAGCCCCGCGACGGCAGCGGTGCCGACCAGCGTTCCGGCTGCCGCCGCCTTGGTGCCCATGCCTTCCCAGGACAGCCCGAGAGCATCCAGGCCCTTGCTGCCCCCGCCGATGCTGTCGTTGCCCTTCTCGGCGCGCTTCTTGGCCTCGGCCAGTTTGTCGGTCGCGTCGGCCTCGGACTTCACTGCGCGCGCAGCGGTTTTCGTCGCGGATTCGTGATCGCGTTTGGACTTGGCCAGCTTCTCTTCTGCCGCTGCCAGCCGTCCGGCATCGGTTACGCCCTTGCTGCGCAGCGCTTCTAGTTGGGCCTCGGCGGTACGCGCCTTGCCTGCCGCGTCGGCTTCCTTGTTGCGTGCGGCCTGCACCTTGGCCGATGACTGCTCGACTTTCCTTGCCGCCGAGTCAACCCCCGCAGCCAGTGCGTCGCCGAGGGCCTTGCCCGCATCCTTGCCCGCCTTCGGCAAGAAGCCGAGCTGCTTATCCATCGCGGCAGATACCCCGGTGAGTGTGGGTATCACCTGTAGCGGGACGTAACCGATGGGTGTCGTCACTTAGTCATCACCTCCCGATCCGGTGTTGTAAAGGCGCTTGCGGCGCAGGAACATTGATTTCAGATCCGTGAGGCCGGCCATTTTTGCCAACTGCTCAGCGCGTGCGTGCATGGCCGCACGCACCGGGTGATCGTCAACAGGGCTGTTGTGGCTATGGGCGTGCACGGTGAGAATCCACAGATCGGCCAGCAGGTGATCTGTGGGCGCCCACCCCGGTTTGTCGTCGTTGAGCGCACGCACGAAGGCCGAATCATGGCGCCGCCGAAGGTCTTTGAGTAGGACTTGAATTCGCCTCGCCGACAGGGTGCCTCGGTAGAAATCGAGTAGATCTACGTTGTAGAAATGCAGCAGGTCGGCCTCTATGGCGTCGCCGTACTCATCGAGTTGGTGACAGAGGCTTACAGGTTTCCCGCTGCCTCATCGACCTTTTCGCCCAGTTCGTTGAAATCATCCACCGTGGGATTGGTCTCCAGGAACGTCGCCCACTGCTCATCGCCCAACATGCACTTGGTGCCCTCGACGTTGTCACCGGACCGAAACGCCAGAATGGCTTTCATGGGCGTCTTGCCGTGCACGGGTACGCGGAATTGCTTGCCACACTGCTGCACGACGACGAAGCCTTCCCCGGCCTCGCCCTGGCGGGCATCGCTGGATAGATTGCGATCGGTCGCCTTGGGTGCGGGGGCCTTGCGGGGTGCTGCCTTACGGGGTGTGGTCATTGGTTCGACTCCTTGGTGTGTATGTGTTCTGTGGGTGGTTTCCGACTCGCCGAGGCTGCGGCCCCTAACCCGGCCCGGGGAGTCGGTGTCCGGGCCGGGTTGGGGTGCTTGCGCTAGGCGACCGAGACGGTGCCGCCCGTGCCGGTGGCGCTCACGGCGGCGACCGGCGCGGTGAAGGTGGCCACCAGTGGCCCGCCTGTCGGCCCGTCCACCGTCACGCCGGGGTCGGCCAGCGCCTGCACGGACGGCAGGTCCCGCAGCGCCGATTGCAGGGCGTAGGCGGTCAGGGCCGTGATTTCAACCGTGGTGTCAGCGCCCACGGTCGCGGTGTACGCCGTCACAGTCGGGGCGATGGTGAACGTCTTGGTGACGTCATCTGCGGTGGCGTCCACGATCTCGAAAACGTCGCCTGCGGCGTCGGCGGTGTGGTGTACGACGCACTCGGCGAAGGACAGCTCGCCGTCGATGATGCCGCCGTGCGACTTGACCTCGACTGGCGCCGGGGTGAGGGTCACCCAGACGATCTGTCCCTGCTGCGTGCCTTCATCGACGTAGCGGTACAAGACGTAGATCTGAATGTCCTTGGGCATTCCGATCTTGTTGGGCGCCGATCCCGGCAGGACGATCTGCTTGGTGACCTTGTTGGTTTCCAGTGCGGTGAAACCGGTTTCCAGAGTGCCGTTCTTGAGCTTGACCCGGAAGCGGGGGTGCCCAAATGCGTTGAACGGCTTGACCTCAATCGACGGGTTCAGGGGGATGCCCTTCTTGTCGTCAACCAGGCCGCTAAAGCCCCAATGCAGCGCTTCGAGGTCGGCATTCGGGTTGTCGGGGATCATGTCGGTGATGTCATCGACATCGGATGCCAGGACGAGCCACACTTCGGCCTTGTCCGGGATCAAGGTGGCGTCGGGATTGACGGTTGCTGCCATGTGATTTCCCTCCTTCAAGGGCTAACAGCCCTTGCGGGCCAACAAAAAACCCCGCCAGGTTTGGCGAGGTCGGATCTTGTGAATTGCGGTGTTGTCGCTACTTGTTGAGCCGAACTTCGACCCCGACTGCCGCTGCGGCGCGGGTGAGCACACCGTCTTTGGCCTGCTGGTCGGCGGGCACGCGTACCGCCGCTGCGGCACGGTCGGTGGTGTACTCATCGACTTGGGCGTCGGGTCCTGCCTGCGCCGCGATCTGGTGCGCGATCGCGTTAACACGTTCGGCAGCAAGGCGTTTGAGTACCTCTTCGCCGCCCTTGCGGTTGAGCTTGAAACCGGACATCTATTCCTCCACAGTTCGGGCGGTCACAGGGACCACCGCCGACCCCAGATAGGCGCCGGTTTCCTTGTCGCGGGCATCGAGCACCCCGCCGATGTCTGAGCTGACGTGTGCGATGCCTTCGGGGCGCGGGTTTGATTCGGCGAGCTTGGCCGCCGCCGTGGCGGCGATGCGCCGGGCCTCGGTGCGCCCAGCGGCGTAGGCGGTGAGCCTGATTGTGTTGCGCGATTTGACCGGCAGGCGCACCGGGCCACCGTCGTCGGCGACGATCAGCAGCGCCCCGGCCCGTGGATTCCAGTTCGCGGGCACCGCCAGCGCCACCTGTGCGCCGATGTTCTGGGCGGCCAGCCATTCCTTGACCGCACCGGCGATGTCGGCCTGTACTCGGGTCATCGGGTCGTGCCCGTTCCACTGGTGGCCAGGACCGCCACGACGCCCCTGCCGGTGCGCGGGGACACCCAATCCTGTACGCGGGCAAAGCAATCCTTGTCCCGCACGTTGATTCGGTAGTCGTCTTTGACCTTGCCGAGGTCGGTCAGCTCCAGGAAAACTGTGAAGTCGGCTTGTTCCAGGTCGCCGCCGACACCGAACTCGCGCAAGGTGTTTCCGGGTGCGACGAACTTGGCAGTGAGCGGGAACGGTGTGCCGTCCGGTATGGGGTCGCCGTCATCGTCGTAACCGAATGTCGGTGTGACGATGACGGTCTCGCGGGCGTTCACCGGGTGCGCCCCTGTGCGTGTGGGCACCTATTCACTGGTGTCCCACAGTGGGCCGTCGCCGCCGTTGTAGATGGTGCCGCAGTCGCAGAACGTGGCCCCGAGATTGATGGCGCAGGTGTCTCCGTGGCGCATACCGGAGGCGCCTGCGGTGTCGTAGCTCCATGCCGCGCGGGTGCCGCCCGTGGCGCAGATCTTCTGTAGGTCAGCGATTTCCGAGGGCCACAGCAGATGACGGCGCGGTGAGGGCGCATCGAAGGTCTCGGTGTACTGGTGCGGGCCGGTGGTCTCGCTGACCTGGGTTCGTCCGCCCTGCCCTGCTTCGTTCCAGCGCAGGACCGCCCCCCGCAAGATGGCTTTGGCCTCGCGGGCCTTCTTGGGGTCCAGGTCCTCGGCGTCCAGGCATGGCGCGTTCAGGCCCGCCAGCGCGATCGCGTCTTCGCACATCTCTTTGGCCTTGGTGGCGTCAATGTCGGCGAAGGCGGTCAGATCGGTGGGGGCGATCAGCGGTGGGCGTGGTTGGGTCAT